GTTGTTACCGTACCGAAGGATGCGTCTACCAATCGAGATATCGCTATAGAGCCTGGGATCAATCTTTGGTTCCAGAAATCTCTTGGCGAAATGATTGGGCGGCGTCTCCGTCGGGTTGGCGTCGACTTACGCGACCAAACTAGGAATCAACGGGCTGCTAAGAAGGGGTCGAAAGACCTTTCTGTTGCAACTGTTGATCTCAGTTCGGCCAGCGATTCGATTTCGTACTCTGTTGTGGAGGCATTACTGCCTCCCCGGTGGTTTACGCTGTTGGATACTTGTCGTAGCCAATACGGGTCTCTGAACGGAAGAGTTGAGAAGTGGGAGAAGTTCTCCTCTATGGGGAACGGCTTCACCTTTCAACTCGAATCTCTCATTTTCTACGCAATTACTTACTGTTGCGCTGAATTTTTGAGATCTGACATGAATTGTGTCAGCGTCTATGGTGACGATATTATCGTACCCACGGACACGTTCAGTCTCCTTTCTGAGATGCTTGCCTTTTACGGCTTTCGAGTAAATGAAAAGAAGAGTCATTTCAACTCAACTTTTCGCGAAAGCTGTGGGGCACACTACGTCTCAGGGTTTGACATCAAACCAGTTTATCTTAAAGATGAACTCTCGACTGTCGGATCTGTATACAGATTCGCGAATTCCGTCCGTCGCCTTTCTTCGCGCCAAATGAATTATTTGGCTTGCGATTCTAGGTTTCGTTCAGTTTTCGATCACCTCGTTGCTTCGGTTCCCGTCGCCTTACGGCTTCGGATTCCAGAGCATCTTGGTGATGGCGGTTTCATCAGTAACTTCGATGAAGCCGTTCCTATCAGGGCCCGCCATGGTATCGAAGGATACCGTGTCTGGCACCTGACCGACCGTAGTAAAACAACGACCGTCGAGTATACGGGCTATTTACTAGCTTCGTATTGGCACTTGTCAAAGAGGGATCTTCGTGAAAAACCTAGAATCCCTAAGGGCCCGTCTATCGAGGAAACGATTAGGCTTTTGTCTCGTGATAGTTCTGAAGGAGAAGGACGTAACTCCGTCCCCCTTCATACTACCATGATCCAATTGTCTAACTCGATAGTCAGCGGTTGGAGTGACTTGGGGCCTTGGATTTAGTTCCTTGGCTTTGAGTCTCTTCTGCAGGTCCCCCCGTTAACTAAATTACCGGGGTTTGCCG